AGTCATTACATAATGGTTATCATCTTCTACTACTACCTTCATCGGTTCTTCTATACCAACAAGTGCACCATTAGACTCGTCATCTAATTCGTGTGTGTATGCCAGAATCGATTCACCTGATATTAATTTATATAGTTTGACTGGGATATCTTTTAGGTTGTCCGGATATTTCTTTTCCATGTATGTATTTATAATAATTTCACCTCATGCATCTTAAATTTAAACCTTTCTTTAGAATATATTTTGACGCGTTCCGCGGCATGGTTAAGAGTATAATTCTTATTAGATTTCCAATGTAAGTCATCTGCTATATCATATATCGTTGTATCTAAAGAGCTCTTTCTTAATCCTCTACCAATACTTTGCAATACCCTTATCTGACTCTTACTAGGTGAAGCAAATATAATATTGTGTAGGTTAACTATATTTATCCCTGTAGAGAATGTACCATATGAACACACTAATATAGCATTAGACTCTGTCTCAGTTATAGCTCGTATCTCTTCCCTGGTGTCCGCAGGTGTCTTACCACTGACATAGAATACTTTTCTCTTATCATCTACTGCATCTGATATGGATCTAAACAATGGTTCGCCATGCTTCTCTACGTATTGAAATAATACTAATGTATTACCCTTTAGATCTACAGCTAAATTCTTTATAAAATTATTCCGGCGCGTTGATGTAACAATCCAATCTACCTCATCTTGGTACTTCATCTTACTTACTTCTTTACAATCTTCATCTTTATGTTTAAGTAATAAAATTTCTATTGATATGTTAGCAAGATCTCCACGGTCAATTAGTTCTTTACTTGTTGTGATATTCTTATGTGGTCCAAACAAACCTTCGAGTACAAGCTTATGTGTTTGTGTACCATCTAATGTACCTGTTAAACCATACCTATAATTTGCATTCGAACACTTAGTCAATATACTTGTTAATGACTTCGCTTTAAATCCGTGTGCCTCATCACCAATAACCATACCGAACTGTTGGAAATATCCTTTCTGCATTTTGTATATAGACTGCCATGTAGACACATAGATCTTCTTTGTCTTATGTCCTTTATCTAAACCTGCCATAATCTCATGGCATTCATTCACATCAAAGTTAGGATCATTCTCAGAGTACTTAGCAAAGTCTCCAACCATTTGTTTAACAAGTGATGTAGTAGGTACAATAAGTAATACCTTATCAGCTATCATGTCATAGCTCATGTCCATAAAGTATCTCATCATAAGATATATTATATAAGATTTACCAGAGGCTGTAGGACTTACTAATAGTCCTCGTCTATTCTCTAGACCATATTTTACTGCAGCTAACTGATAATCTCTTGGAGGGAATGGTAATACATACTCATCTATAAAAGACATGTCAATCTCACCATGTGCTCCAGGAAGGTTAGCCTCAGTCTTAAATATATCGTGAGGTAGAATTTTTACTTGTATGTTTCTTTCTGCAGCGAACGCACAGATATGTTTGTATAGACCTGAATAGATTGATTGATCACGTAGGTTTAGTAGTCTGAGTTTGCCATCCCATAGTTTGTTACGGAATTGAGGCATGAACTTATAGCCAGGGACAAAGAATGTAAAGTACTCTGCTAGTTCCTGTATGATTCCTTTATCTTCAGAGTCTACATATAGATATGCAGCATCTTTACTTTGTAGGGTTATTTCTTCCAATTGCCTCTGCTGCAAGATGTGTAGCATATTCTAATACTGTCATCCCGTCCTTATATGTAATTACGAGTGGACATTTACTTAAAGCTAATGTCGTCTCCTCGATTAACTTCTCAAACTTCTGCTTCTCAGCACAAGGTACGCGTAAAGAATTATTAATATTAGTATAGTTAACTAGTAATAATTCTAAGGTTGCTTTACTAAACTCCTGCTTCAAAAGATCTCCATTTTATAATGTTGCCAATGTTTTGATGTCTCCATCGTATAGTACCCATGATTTCTTCTAGGGTTTCAATTAGAACCTTATCATATTCTAATGCTGCTTGTTTAGCTTGGATATCTGTGTCAGCATCATAGTAATAGTTCATGTCACCTTTAAGAGGTTTATTAAGACCACCGAAAGGATCATAGTCCCACTTGAATGAATCGATTTGTTCTTTAGATAACTTACCGTTGTAATATAACCATTTATCTTTGAGCAGTGTCTTATACTCAAAGTCTTTTTTCTTTCTACGCATTTTAGCAATGGTTATTAGTTCAAGGTATTTACTATGGACGCGTGCCATCTTCACAGTGGTATCGTCTAATTTTAAATCATCTATTATGGAATCTTCCTTCCACATACTTAATACTTCTTCAATATTCATATTCTTCCAATTATAACTTTATTAGTTATATTATATCATAGTTTAGCTCAATTGTACATAGTATATATAAGAGATTTTTTATAGGAATACGTAGTAGGAATATTCGAAAGACGCGATGGCTGTAAGATATTCTACATCCGTTGTGGTGATATCAAATGGTAAGGATGAAAGACTTGTCGGGTAAGCATCCACAAATTTGATTTGTTTTGTTACGTTGTTAGCAGAGTTCATAACAGTAAGGGTTAGATCTCGTACATGATTTGTTGCTGTGTGATTAGATTCTACATTGTCCTTTAACCAATCAAAGATCTCTTTATAATTTAATAGATCTTCATCAATAAGGTATGATATTTCAAACTGACCAAACACCATTTTATCACCGGCTCTTCCTACATCAATAGATTTAAAAGGTAGTGGTGCAGACGAGACAGATACATCTGGTAGCATCATTGTTTGAATCGTAAAAGTTGTACCCGAGTACGTCTGAGAGTCTAGGGTCATTACAAATGACGATGGATTTAAATAGTTTGGCATATGATATATTTATACGTAAAAAAACCCCCAATGAAGGGGGTTTAGTTGTATCTTTAGAAAATTTACAGGTTAGTAACCTTACGTTTTCTGTAGTACAAGTTGTATCCACCAGCGGCAGCATACGTGACGTAAGGATTATCAGCAATACCGTAACGAGTTTTGAATCCGATACGTGGTTGAAAATCATTTTCGCCAATAGTCTTCATCATTGATAAAGGAACGTATGGACAGTAGAACATACCAGCGTCATAAGGGTTTGAACCTTTATAACCACAAGTAAAGTAATCTACGCCTGCATATGGATCAACATATACTTTGATGTTACCGTTTAAAGTACCAGCAAGTAATGAACCAGTTACATCTGAATCCATTTGTTGAGCACCTAATGCACCCATACCAGTATCCATAACGCCAGCAGCATTTAATGCAGCAGCAACGTTGTTAGATACTATGACCCAGTTACCCTTGCCACGACGTGTGTCAACAGCAATTTTGTTACACTCGTGCTCAATTGCTTGAACTAGAGCTTTGTAACGTTCAACAGACCATCTAGCACCACCATTATCAGCAGCGTTAGTAGCATTCCATACACCAGCAGCAGCACCACGAGTTGAAGTAACAGAAGTGATGTTAACTAGACGGATGATTTCACGATTCATTTCAGCAAGAATTTCTGTTGAAAGGATGTTCGCAAGCTCAGTTTCCGCAGAAAGACCATGAATTGCTTTAAGGTCTTGCGCTAACTCAGTTGTGTATTCAGCTTTAAGAGCACGAGACTTTGCAGTCACAGTAGTCTTGTCGATAGTGAATTGCATTTGAGGAATATGCGGACCAGAGTTACCTTGAGCTTCAGCAACAGCAGTCGTGTTACCTTTACCAGGTTGGTACTCAGGAACAGTATCTGCGTCGTCAGAAGCTGTATCTTCAGCTGCAAACGGATCAGATGAACCTTCAGAACCAGTATCACCCGAAAGTGCACCAGAATATTCAGTGTTCGCTTCGTCAAACAATGCTTCAGCACCGGCAGCGTGTGTACCAGTTCTACCAGCAGCAGTGTATTGTGCTTTCATAGCAAAGATTAGGCCAGTTGGTCCAGTCATTGGCTGTACGCCAACTAGATCAAATGCTAACATTGCTGGAGTTGCACGTCTTACTAAACTAATTAGGACAGGATCCCAGTTAGCCACATCGGCAGTTGCATTCGCAGCAGTTTCAGTTAACTGACGCTCTTCGCGAAATGCTTTTTCTTGGTTCTCTAAAACAACAGCAGTTACCGCACGTCTATGACGGTCGTTAATGCTACCTGCTTCTTGAGAATCAAGTACAGGAGCCCATTTTTCCTGTAGTACTTGTCTATTAATTTCCATTTATATTTCTCCTAAAAATGGTTATTGTGTACGCTCAATTGCGCTTAGATATCTCTTCATATTTTCCGAAACATCTTGTTCTACTTGTGTGTCCTCAGTGATCGCATCAACTTCCGGAGTTGCTTCTACTGTGGTATCTTTGTTAAGGTAAGATTCCTTAATTGTTGCTACTTTAGCTGCATAACTTGAGTTATCATCAGCTTCGACAGCTTCAGTTAATTCACGTAGTTTTGCTTCTTCAGTTGCTGCTAAGCCTTTACATGCTTCAGCGATAATATCTTTACGTTCGAAAGCTTTAACTTTCTCAGCAAGATCCATTGCATTAGCAGTCGCATCATTTAACTGAGCTTTAGCATCTTTTGCTTCTTCAGATAGAGCATCTAAGATGTCTCCTTTATCCGAAGGTACATTGATGTGGTGCTCACTAAATAATTGACCTAGTGAATCAATAAATGACTCAGTGATTTCAGATTTCAAAGAATGCTCAATCGCAACTTCGTTATCTTTCATCCAGTTTTCAACGACATACGTTAAGTATCCGTCTACTTTGTCAACTAAATCTTCTTTTATAGCTTCAACTTCACCAGTTAAATCAGATGCATAACGCTCTTCTAATTTAGCTGTCTCAGCGATGATTTTGCTCTGTAGAGCTGCTTCAAAGATAGTCTCAGCTTTCGCTTTGAAACCTTCAGATAATGTATCTTCGTCTTTTACTAACGCGTCAACATCTTCTTTAAATTTCTTCTCCATGACATCACCTTCAGATCCGTCATCAGATTTAACTTTCTTCTTCTTAGTTGGAGATTTGCCTTCAAGATCTTTTTCGCCATCAACAGTTTCCTTCTTTGACTTCTTAGATTCTTTCTTGCTCTTTCCTTACATTTCTACTTCGCCTTCATCTTCATCACCTTCATCGTCCTCTTCTTCTTCATCGTCTTCCACTTTAGCTTTCGCTTCTGCTTT